AACAGACCCACATTATTGCTGGGCGTGCTCCTGATACAAATAAACTAGGATGTTTAGCTTGTTCTTTATTAACTTCTATTTGTCCTTTAGCTAATTCTTGTGCATGTTTCTCTGCCATAGTTGCAATAGAATGTGCTAACTGATTCTTTTTATCTTTGTCTTCTATAAACTTACCCAGTAGTTTTGTTGCTGGACCTATCAGTGCTGTTAGTGCCATCTTTTTCTCCTTTAATACATGTAGCTTGTAAACCTGTAGTTGATTGCCACGTTAAATAAATTTTTAAATGTTTATGATTCTGTCTTATTTTATTACATTGACGTACCCACCATTGATTATCAAATAATGATACATGTACATTTCTACCTCTATGTTTACCTTCTGGAAAAGTTTTAAGTGCAGCTTGTCCACATACATTTAAAAATACTATCTTAGTTGCATGACTATATATCTTATCCATAACCCAATCTAAATCTTGAGAAGGGACATGTTCTAATACATCTGTAGAAATAACTGCATCATATTGTTTAGTAGGTAGTTTATCATGTTCTGGATAAGCAGGGTCATATAAAGCAAACTCTTTAATACCTAATGTATCTTGAATAGGTTGTTTTAAATCAGGATATTTAAATCCTTTATCTGCTTTTTTAAAATCTTTAGTATATAGTAAACCTTTACCACATCCATAATCTAAAAAACTTTTAATATTATTATCAGTAAAGATTTGTTTAATAAGATATGTTAAAGGAATTAAACTAATACCCATAAAAGCTCTTTCATCTTTATGCATTAATTTATATGCATCTATAAGTTCTTTATATTCTTCTGATGGTTTGGGTTCTCGTGGGCTTATATAATCACTACTCATTGAATGTCCTTTCAAATGAAGGTTGTTTTGCTTTATGTTCTTGAGATAGTTTCCATAGTTCACTTATCAATGTATCTTTACCATGAAAGTTTATACACATCTCTAAAACATTTTCATTAAATATCTTTTCACAATCTTGTGCCATAGCTAAAAGCTCACCAGTAGTCCAAAAGTTTTTATCTTTAACAGCTACCTTAAAATATTTAGGTCTTGGTTCTTCATCATCAGCACCAGTTGTTTCTTTCTTTTGTTCTGCTGTAGGTTCATTCATACAAGAATCATAACCAAATAAATCAAACTGTCTAAATCCCATTGTATGCATAATACCTATAGCTCTCATAGCTGCACACGTACCACCTGTAATTAATGTAGAACCTTTTGGTATACCTAGTTCTTCATTAAGAGTTACTTGATTATTTACTATACCTTTCTTTTGTTCTTCAGGGTCACGTAATGATTCTGTAAATGCATGCCATCCCCATATGTCTGCTT